TCAGCGTTTTTACGCCCGCCACGGCAAAATTTGGGTATGAAAAAAGCAGGTGTTCTAAAGTGTAGAACATCTGCTCAAATCAACAAGGCATTCACTTAATTAAAAGCTTCTTAACTAACAAGTGAAATTTTCACTTTAACTAAAAATTTTTGACTTCTTTTTTAATTACTGTCAGTTGCGAAGCCGATCGGTCTTTGCCGGTCTTTTGTAAGCGTCAGGGTTTTATCCGTCAGCTCCACTTCGATCTTCACCGATCTATATGGCAGTTTGTCCACCAGCTCCTCGATCTGACTTAGGATAAGATTTTCTTCATACATAAAACCTCCGTAGCAAACATAAATGCTTCTATCGATGCCAAAAACGCCCTATTATGGGTCGTAACAAACATATTTGAGAGAAACATGCACGTTAGGGCATAGAAAAACCACCAGCCAGATCGGTTGGTGGTTAACTGAAATACGGGGTCAGATCAAATTCTGATGTAACATAGAGAGCATCGACCTGCATATCATTTTTCACTTTGATCGTCCCGTTGTGATGATGATATGTTTGAATCAACGTTCCATCTACATCCTCTAAAAGATCAGATGCTTGGAGGCTAGGAATATTCGATTCCAAAGCACAGCACTGCCGCTTAAAGAGTTTAGCGTCGGCCTGATTGCAAATATTGTACTCAAACATACCATCACTCCAATCCTAATAGCTTATTAACTGATTTTCTGGTTTTCGACGCCGTATCAATAATATCCTTCATTGCTTCTTCACGAGTAAGACCCTTTCTCTGCATCTTATCAGCAATAAGCTCTTCAAAGGTTTTATTCGGATCATCCCGGTCAAGCCGCTTTCGCTTTTTCAAATCACGCATCAGTTCTCGCGCGTTTGTACGATTTTGGTTGCGGAGGTCACACGCTTGTCGCGCTTGCCCCTCCAGATCCAGCGTACGATCTATAAAGGATGGTATCATTGCATCTTGTGCATTATACCATCTTCGAGCTGCTCTATCGGAAAGTTTTTGTCGCAATGGCTGTATCTCTTCAAAAGACTTCCCAGCAATTATCCTTTCCATGTTCTCGTCTAAGTCTATTCTATCACCTTTCTTGGCTTTTTCAAGTATTTCCTTGAATTTTCTATCGATGATTTTTTCTGCAGAACCGCCCTTCTTCCAGTCAAAACCGGCAGTCTCCATCCGGCTGTGCTGCATAGGCAGTCCCACACCTTTAGAAAATCTGGCGTATTCCTGCTTCAGGACCTGCAGCCGGATCTGGTCGGTCTGTAGCTTGTCCTTATCGCCTATAGTTTCATCGATCAGGATTCTGCGTTTCCGATCCCGGATAGATTTCTCAAACTTTCTCTGCCGCTGGGTAGCTTCATACAGCGTATAGTGCTTCCCATCGAAGGTAACGCCCTCTTCGTTTTCCTGCCGCATGGCTCCCAGCTCTTCCGGGGTATACTGCGGGCTGTTTACACCCAGGATGATAGGGAACGCGGAGTGCCCACAGCCTAATTCGCCAATAGGACGGACCAGACTGCCGTTCAGGCGCTGATATTCCGCATCCGGATATTGCTTTCCTTGGTACGGCTCATGGTCCGGAGCGCTGCCGTGATGGGCTGAGATCTCCCAACCGTCACAACCGAGATCGTCATGGTTCTGCCGGCTGATCTGGTTTTGCATAATGCCCAAGCCGCCCATGATATTCCGCCGCACTGCGGCTTCCATAGAGGTATGTTCGCCTGATTCGTAGTCTATAAACCGGATACCTTTTTCAGCCAGACCTTTGGTGGCATCACGGATTGCAGAAGTGTAATCCTGCGCGCCGGTGAACACCTTCTCAAAGGCGAAATCACAAGCCTGTTGATAAGCTTTGGTGATTTCTCGTACTTTTCCGTCCGAGCCCACAAAGCCCATGGTCTGGGTCAGGTTGGTCAGGTCTTCTTTGGCAAGCTGTACTGCTGCGTTAACGACCTGCTGCAGACTGGTATTCTCTGCAAACGGAATTGCGTGGCTTGTAGGCAACCGGGAGAGATCGAAGTTATATCCGGTCTCTGCTGCCTGCGTTAAAAGATCCTCGACTTCCGAAAGCGAAAGGTCCAGGCGCTTTTGAAGTTCTTTTTTCAACTTCTTTTGAGATAAGCCAAGATTTTGAGCTCGCCACACTTCGTATGCCGCTGTGCCGGTCAATTGACCTGCTTCGGAAACTCGCTCGGCGATGTCTTCGATCAAAAATTCCACTACCGGGTCCAGCAGCTGCCCCGATCGATCTCGCAGTACATCGATCTGATCCGCAGTCAGCATTATTCAACCTCTTCTACCGCCACGGGCATAAGCTGCTGGCGAATCTTTTGCAGATCTGCTTCTGTCTTCGTAGGCATATTGAACCGCCAGCCCATTGCGATCTCAGGCTTCAGAAGCCCCTTAGCTACCATATCCTTATAGTCGGTCCAGGTCTTTTCCTCGTCATAGAGAACTCCGTTGCCCCAGTTAATAACGATTGCATCCTCTGCTATCTCATGGGCGCCTTCGACTTTGTAGAGCTGACCCAGAACGCTACACAACTGCATAGCATCCCGGACTGCCTTTTCCCACATCCCCTGAAAGTCGATAACTGTCAGGTTGTAGTCGCCGGCACTGGAGGTGATCTCTGTAGCCGTCCGCTCTGCTGCTTCCACTTCGGAAAGTAAGCCGCGCTTCAAGCCGATCACGTTCTCTACGTTCCGCAAATACTCCTGCTTCCGCGCAAGGAAAGACGCCTCCCGCAATGCGGGGGAGAAAATTGTAATGCCCGCTGTTTCGGGATCTTCATCCAGGCCCACAAACACGTGGTCTTTCAGCCCTCTCTGACCGTCCTTTGTCTTAGCAAGCATGTCCTGGCTGACGATGATCCGGCTCTCGCCGCGCTCAAATTCACCATTGAGCTGAGCTTCGTTCCTGTTGATATTACGAATCAATCCAACCGCTGCAGCATATACGGACACAGGGTCAGCAGAGCCGTCTACACAGTTAACCATGGGCGTCTTCACGTCAACCAGACCGACAGATCCCACAGGCTTGGTAAAAGTATATTCTTCCTGCAAGTCAGCATACTGCGGCAGGCTGTTCAACCGCACCTGTTGCCCCAATGTCTCTTTGCTGTAAGACCGATACAGACGATTGCGGATTGTCAAATACCCGTTTTCATCTACCGTTCTGCGTTCCAGCAGTGTGTAGTAAAACTTATCCTGCGCCGTGACCTCGGCAGTGCCCATGTCGGTAATGTTTCCTTGGGCATTTCTTCCAAACACCAGAACATTGTACCTGGGGATTACAGCAAACCGGAAGCCCTTCGCATCAGGAACCGGCTTCAAGAGGCTTTCTCCACCGATTAACGCCATCTGCATGGCTTCCTTGCGTTTTTCATCCAACGCTTCCAGCAAACCATTGGCAAAATCATCTTTGCCAGCAGAGCTGACTGCATTGTATTCCGAAAAGGCTGTCTTTGTCAGCTTCTGTACAACAGTGTACGGAATCCGCTGGCAAGGATCTCCTCCCTCGCAAGGTTTGTCCTGAAAATACAAATCAAACCATTCCGGGATCGCTTGACGCATCCGGTCTGATGTGATATCGATCGCCCCGAAGGCCATCGCGTAACCCGCTGCGTTCTTCAGAAGCGCATTAAATCCACTCATTTCTTACCCTCCCCGGTGTTAATAACGATGCGGCGCTGATTTCGGATGCCGGTCATCAGTCCCTCGATGTATGCTTCCTTCTTTGCGAGCTCTGCCCGGATATCGGCGACCTCTTTCTGCAAAGCCCGGTTTTCTGCCAGCAGCGTTTCTTTAAGCCACACATCCAAGAACCGGGTGTATAGCCATTGTTTAATCTTCCTGATCATCTTCCATTCCTCTCATGTGCCGGCGCATAACCGTAGCGCAAAAATAACGGATATCGTCCATTGCATGGTCGTTTTCCTTTATCGGCTTATCGACCTCGCCCTTATCGTCCCACCGGTAAAGTCCAAATTCTCGGATCGCATCCTTGCAATCTGCACCGATTTTGATCAGCCCGGTTTTCAGCATGGTTGCCGTCATTCGGATTCCCGGAAGTACTTCATTACGAGCCTTCCGGACAGAGAACCGCCCGTGCCGGCGAATCGTGGTAATAAAAGAAGCCGCCGAAGGGTCCACGATCACAGCGCTGATATCCCTGTCGCCAGCTAGTTTTTCTAATTCTTGGTAATACTCCTCATCGGTTTTCGTTTGGGAGTTGCTGCGACCGGAGTAATAGTACTCAGCAACACGGATCGCCTTGCCGTCATATATCCACCATAAGCCCGCAGAAAATGGGTTAAGCGTACCGTAGTCGCAGGAGATATACCACGCGCCATAGCCCTGTGCCATTTCTGGCGGCATTTCCGCGAGGCAATGCGCATCCTTGTCGAACTGATATATCAAGCCCTCTGCCATGCACCACTCGCCCAGGATGTACCGGCGGTAGAACACTCCCTCGTACAGTGTTTCATAGCGCTTTTTGATGCTCGGATCAAGTGCAAGATTGTCGTTCATAGTGAAATGCACGTGAAGGGCATTCTTTTCCTCGCACTTAAGGATCCACTCCTTATAGAACCAATGCTCCGGACCGCCAGGATTACAGTTGAACCACATCTTCGACCCGACGACAGAACACCGAGCACAAGCCTGTTCTACGAAAGAACGAGGCATCAACGCCACCTCATCTAGCAAAACACCAGCGAGGGTAATGCCTTGAATCAGCATATAGGAGCTTTCGTCCTGGCCACCAAACAGAAAGTAGGTATTGCTGCGATCACCGTAGGTCACAATCAGCTTATTCTCATTGCGCCTCTCTTCGATCTGCAGACCCGTACCGCTGAGCCAGTCCGGTAGATGCATGACGATGTTACGTCGCAGAGAAGCAATGGTCTTACCGCAAATACCGAAAGTCTGACCGTTAAACTGAGCCATACTCCAAAGCAAAAAACCGTCTGCCATACACACCGTCTTGCCGGATCTGACTGCACCATCGCAAATGATTGCCTCACGATCCCGGAACGCAGGACGGTTCCACCAGGTAGCTGCCAACAGCTGCCGTTTACTTAACTTCTGGTAGATCATCGGTATCTATGTCCTCCCCAGTGCTGGTAAGCAGCTGCAACAGGTTACTATTGACGCTCTGCGGGCTCGGTACACTTTTGCGATCGTACATTCCAAGATGCTTACCGATTAGCTCCAGAGCCCGTAGAGCGCCCTTGCTGTCAAACTGATACATGCCGGTTTCTTCCATCTCCCCGGTTGAGGGATCATATCGCATAACTGGAGACGGTTCACGGCAGCATTTATAGGTTTCAAGAAGCTGCAGAACCACATAGTCCTGACTGATACCAAGTCTCTTCACTTGGTCCGCCTGGAGTTCCCGGATCCTCTCCAAGATCTCGTCCAGAGTTAGCAGCCTGGACGCCTGCTGTCGTGCTGATTCTTCTTTATAGCCCGCTCTGATGGCAGCCTGTGTACCGTTGTAGTCGATTGCATACTCCTGACAGAACCTCTCATATTTACCTCTTAACGCCGGCACCCGGCCACCTCCTTCAGTAAACCCCCATACCCACCCTCCAGCTTATCCTATACCGGAGACCATACAAAAGAGGCCCAGGAACGTCCCTGAGCCTCTTGTCACTATTTCGTTTTTACCAGTATAGCACATCTGAAACAAAAAATCTTCCGGTTTTTTTCCGGACTTTTTTATATCTCTACGCACCCATACCGAGCAAGGGTGTACTTGCGCAATACCGCCTCCTTACGTTCATATACCGCCGATTTTTCCAAGTGCAGATCCCCACACAGCCTGTCTACATTACCCTTGGCGGGGTTTATGTAAAAGCGGTCTAGAATCATTCTCTCCTCCGGCGATAATACTGATAACCCTCGTTCCACTTTTTTGACCCAATAGCGGGTGTATGCAAGGGATGTTTTCAGTTTGTCGCACTTTACAATGAGATTTATCTGTCTGTCTTCCCATCTGGATCCACCACCCTGTACAGGAATGCTGCTTGACCCACCGCCCAGTTTAGCCATTTCTGCTCTAAGCTGGGCAATATCAGCGGGAATGTTTTCAAGGGCCTTGCGCTTAGCCTCATATTCCCGGAGTTCGTCCTTCGATTCCTGTTTCCAATTCATCTGGATTTCTCCTTTCCTCAGTTTCTCTCGACTCCTTCCGGCGCGGATCCGGAAGCATGCGAGGCTCGAAGCACCACTTTTTCGCATCGTGGCCAAGCTTCTGATGCAGGCGCGCCGTTGCCAGCATCGGGGTATCCTCCCGGATGTTGAATTGAAAGCACTTGGCTGAGCAGTTCCAAATGCCGTACTTCTTACCCGGCACGCCGCGGTAATATGTATCAGGTTTCATCCTGCGTTCCCTCCATCACATACTGCACAGCCAATTTATTCAGCGTGTGCGTGAAGTCGATCAGATCACCATCAAAGTTAGATATCTTCTTGCAGACCATCTGCAGAGCGAGAAGCATAGCCGTGAAGTCTTCAGTAAGATCTTCGGAAAAGTTCAATTTCTCAAATGCTTCAAGCTCACGCTCGTCCTCATCCCGATATACATCAACAAGCGCTACGGTAAACCGTAATGCCCGATCTTCAACACTTTTCATTTTTTATCCTTCCTCTTTTCTCCGTAAGCGCAGAAATGCTTCTCCGGTGTATCATTGTTATAGAAACTTCCTCCGTGCCCGGGCTTTAGGCAAAGGCCCTTGATAGTCTTGCCTCTGATATCCCGATACCACTCGCACTTTATGCACCGCACCACCTCTACAGCATCCACTTCCGGACAGTTCGCTAGAGCAGCAAGGATATCCTCACTGTGCATAGTCTGCCCGGTTTGCCTTTCCAGCGTCTTCTCAAAAGGCGCTATGTTGATCAACCGTGCATCAGCCATCACCGGGCACCTCCCTTCCTAAAGGACACCACGTGGGCGTGCGACCGGTCCAGCTGGCCTTGTGGCCAATCTTCTTACCCTTGACCGTAGCCAGGCAGTAATAGCAGAATTGCTGCATAGGCTTTTTCTTCTGGACCGTCTTGCCCGGCCGGCAGCAGATCACATCCTTGCCGTCGACCGTTTTATTACTCCAACCACCACCGGTGGGGATCAAGCCCTCCTCCTTCACCTCGAAGAAGGCAGGGCAATTTCTACATTTACGCTCCATAAATTTTTGTCCTTTCTCGTACGCGCGCGAAATAGCCGCATTTGTTAACACTTTAAACTCTTACGAGCCTTCTCAATTCTTGCCTTCAGCGCTGTCATAAGGGCTTCCTGGGTGTCGCCCTTGTCATGCAGCGCAGCCACCACATCTTCGTCCATACTGTCCTGGACAACAAGAAGGTGGCAGATCACCGGCTGCTCCTGGCCTTGCCGGTATAGTCGGGCATTTGCCTGCTGGTACAGTTCCAGTGCCCAGTTGGGATACCCGAACCAAATCTCGTGCCGGCCGCCCTGCTGCAGGTTAAGTCCATAGGCGCAGGATGCAGGATGTGCCAGAAGCACGTCCACCTCGCCGGCATTCCAAGCAGTCTCATCATCCGGGCTCTGATAGACCCGGACACGCTTGCCGGTCTTCTGAAGGGCCTGCAGGAGACGGTCACGCTCATGCTGGAACCAGTAGAATACCAGCGCATGCTCACCGTGTAGTTGCTCGATCACCTCCAGGAAGGCTTCCACCTTGCAGTCATGGATCTGTGCAGCTTCTCCGGACAAGTCGTAAACGGCGCCGCTACACAGCTGCAGCAGTTTTCCATTCAGCACTGCAGCACTGCCGGCGGTAACGGTCTGCTCATCTACCTCAAGCAGCATTTCCCGTTCTAGCTTGTTATAGGCCTTCCGGGCTTTCTCATCCAGCACCACCGGTACAATGTCCTCGATGAAATCCGGAAGATCTAAGTAATCCTCCGCCTTCATACTGATGCAGATATCGGAGATCGCACTTCGGATCCTGGCGTCGGCTCCGGTCTGGGGGGAATAGGTACGGTACATCTGACCGGGGTGTGCGTAGTCCTGTGTAAAGAAGGCATCCCGGAAGCTGGAGATCGTTTTCCCCAATCTGGCGCCGCCATCAAGCAGATAGATCTGCGCCCACAGATCCTCCAGTCCATTGGGTGCCGGCGTGCCGGTCAGCTCCAGAATCCGCTTGATCAGATGTCTCACCATCTTCAGGGCCTTAAACCGTTTGCTTTGCGGATTCTTAAAACTGGACGATTCATCCAGGATCACCATATCGAAGGGCCAGTCGTTCCGGTAGTACTCCACCAGCCAGGGGATATTCTCCCGGTTGGTGATCCACACATCGCCGGGGGTGTTCAATGCCCGGATGCGCTTTGCTGCAGATCCCAACACCGGCACGATCCGAAGGTGCTGCAGGTGATCCCACTTCTGTGCTTCCTTGGTCCACGTGGCCTCTGCCACCTTCTTGGGGGCTACCACAAGGCAGCGGGACACTGCCCATCTCTTGTACCGCAGCTCATTAACAGCCGTCAGGGAGATAACGGTCTTGCCAAGACCCATTTCCAGAAAAAGGCCAAGACAGGCGTCGCTGATGATCCGGTTGATGGCAAACTCCTGATAGCTATGCGGTACAAACTGCATTTGTTTTTACCTCCTCCAGGAATGCCAGCACCTGATCCATGCCTTTCAGCACTTGAACGTTGGCGCCTCTTTTTCTAAGCTCCTCGATCTGCCACTTCTGGATTTTTGCCAGCCGACCGATTTCTGTCTTCAGCTCCACAAACACCACTATGCCTCCCGGTAGGATGATAATCCGGTCCGGTACTCCCGGGGCTCCAGGAGACGTGAATTTATAACACAGTCCGCCCAACTTTTTGACCTCCCTTGCAAGCCGGGCCTCTATCGTTGATTCTCGCATTTTTGTCCTCCTCGCGTACGCGTGCGCGCGCCCGCACATGCGCGTACACCTTGCGCATTAGGCGGGTTAGGCGGGTATATACCACTCTAATCCCTCTAAATATTTTTATTTTATATAAACTGTTGCTTTTGTTGCATCTGTTGTTTTCCGTTGGTATTACTGGATTTTTCACGGCAACACTTTGAAAATCAATCTGTTGCAACTGTTGCCGTCAATCTGTTGCCCTTTTTGCGACTGTTGCTATTCAACTGTTGCCGTTTTTCGCTCAAAGCATCGTTGCTTGCCATAGGGCTTTCCGGACTCCCGTACACCGATGCAGGACCATCCGGGGACCCTTTCAAGCAGACCGTTGATCTCCCGGGTATCCCGCTGCCGCATATCCCCGCGGAGCTTGCCCAGAACCTCGCACCAGATCTCTGCAGCGCAAATTCTGTCCCTTGGTTCCAGCTTGCCTTCGTACCGAAGTCCGCCGCTGCGCCATGACTGCCGCTGCAGAAGGTCCCATTTCATCCAGTCCGCAGGAATCTCCTGCTGTAGGTAATCATGGATCAGACCTTCCCATGGATGCCGTGCACGGTGTTCCTCCTGTACCTGTCGAGCAACGGCTTCCAGATCCGAAGGAAGATACAGAGACTCACCAAGACGCCAGTATGCCACAGCTTCCGCCCACAGCTGGTCTTTTTCACCGTCAAGATCCTGAAACACATTCTTTGTCCGGAGCTGCTGATCGATGTCCACCACCCAGAACCGGCGGCCACCTGTTAGATCTACCAGGCATTCCTTACTGTTGGTCGTTCCGAAGAATACACACTGCCGCGGCCGATCAGCCGTGTACCGGCCATAGGCTGCACGGTAGTAGTCGTTGGTTTTACTGAGGAACATTTTGACGGCGTCCACGTCGGCCTTACTCATTGCCTGCATCTCTGCAACCTCATTAAGCCAGGTTCCCTGTATGGTCTCCATGGAGTCCTTATCGCCGAAAGTACGGAGGCTGTCCGAGAACCACTCTCCGCCCATCTTTGCCAGTATGGTGGACTTGTGGCGGCCCTGAGAGCCTACCAGGACAAGCATTGTATCGTACTTACATCCGGGTCTCATTACCCGGGCAACGGCTGCAACGAACGCCTTGCGGGTCACAGCGCGGGTATAGGCGGTGTCTTCAGCTCCCAGGTAATCAATGAACAGTCGGTCAAGTCGGGGCTTACCGTCCCACTGCAGGGCTTCCAGATACTCCTGCACAGGATGATAAGCCTGATCACTGGCGGCAGCTGCCAGGGCATCGATCACGTCATTCTTGGCAACCTTCCCGAAGAAGGGCTCCAGGTAGATCCGCAGCTGTGCGGTATCATCATCACCCCAGGTGTTGGTTTTGCTGGGTCTCTTCCAGGGGATCGATCCAACAATGTCTATGCGCCCGGAGAACAGGTTCAGCCTCAGCCGGCCGACAAGCTTCGGATCATGCAACAGCATAGTCTTCAGGTTCTTCATTGTCTTCTCAGGACTACCCTGAGTATTGACGTCAAGTAACCGGCGCCAGCTGCCATCATCCTCCGGAGCTCCTTCAGGTGTCGGCTCTGCCGGACCGAAGGCTTCCTGCGCCTTTTCCCAGCGCTCATCCAGCAGCAAAGTTGCCACCTTCTGATCGGAAGACGCCAGCTCGCACATTGCTGTGTAAGACGGCAGCCGGTTGGTGGGTGTCTCCGGAGCTGCAGCATCGTCCTGATCACCAAACCTATGGAGACGGACCAAATCGAAAGCGTTCACCAGCTTACCGCTACAAGGGTCGGTAGCGTGGTGGGAAAACAAGAATTTTCCGTTATCATACAGAACGGCGCCGCCGGTGGTAGATCCTCCGGTGAAGGTGAAGCGGCCGGGCATTGTGTCAACGGATTCATAGACACCGGGCAGGAACAAATCCATTGCTGCCTCGATGTCGTAGATCCGGCAGAAGGCGCCAACCGCGCCTTTCTTAGTCAAAGGATCTCCCTGCTTGGCTGCCAGCCGCGCCGGTGCAATGGCACCGGGCACGGTAGGCCAGGAGGTATAATCACGCCAGTCGGTATATGTAGCCAGCAGGCCATCGACAGACAACATAGGCTTATCTGCAGTGTAGTAGGCCACCTCTGCATCCGCGCAGCTGCTGGGCCAGTACATCAACCGGCTTGCTTCGAATGTGGAAGGATCCGCCAGGGACATACCGATGTATTCCGCCATGCGCCGGGCACAAGGCTCATATTCATCTGCAGTACAGGTTCGATCCAGAGGCAGCAGCACCCGCAGTCGCGGAGCTGAAGCCATATGCTTCCGGGTGGAATAAATGCAGTATCCGCAGCCCAAGCCCTCTACGCGACGGAGCACGTCGGCCGTACCGCCTGCAGGAATATTGTCCAGGTCAAGGGTCAGCAGATCTCTTCCGGCAACGGCATTTGCTTTTCTGCGCGGACCGTTCAGTGTGCCGGCGACGAAACCGCCAACGTCCTTCAGATCGTCCTGCTGGCTCTTGGGCATCTGCAGATATTCAGCTAAAGACTCACGACCACGTGCCGGCACACCCAGCCTGGTATAGAGTTCAGACAGCAGCATGGTCTGTGGCTGCCATTGTGTTGCCCGGCGGTTAGCGCCGACGGTAATGGTTATTTGTCTGTCGTGCTGCATTCTCCTTCACCCAACTTCTTCAAAAGATAATCAATACTTGCGCGTGCGCGCTGCAGATCATAAATGCTTTTCCAGTTCCATAGGCTCAGGATGGCATTGGCAGTGCAGATCGCCTGAATTCCCTTTAACTCTCCGGTGGCGGCCTCCATGACGGAGAACGCATCCATCGGATCTATCTGCACAACGGGCTGCGCCCCCGGTTGTTTCTTTGCTTCAGGCTGCATAGTAATGCCCTCCTTCTCTTTGGGCGCGTCCCCCCCCACAGCAGGATCCTGGGGAAGCCAATGTTTGCGTTTATAGTAATTGAGGGTACTCGATGCAGTACCTACTGCTTTCGCAATAACCGCATCACTTTTTCCCTCCAAAAACATCTGATACCCTTTGGCGGTATCCCAAGTTGCTTTTGCCATATTCTGTTCCTTTCTTGTTATTTTCACCGTGCAGCCCTCTCCCGCAGGACAAGGGCGACGCCGATCGGTGATCAAAATATAATCGCAGGTACGAGTACTGCAGGCATAATAGACGCAGTCAGAGCAGTATGCGTCATTGTTAACCTTCATCTCAGCTTCTCCCCCCCCCCATTTTATATTCAC